AGACTTACAAAAAGAAGCTGATGCAGAGATTGAATTGATAAATATTAGAGCAGAGGCAGCAGATAGGAGAAAGGCTTTAATAGGTCAGTTTCAATCATTGAATCAGCAGCTAGCAACTGAAACTCAAGAACAAGAATTTCAAAAACAAAAAGACGCAGATTCTACTCAAGAAGCTATTGTATTAAATGCTAAAACAGTAAATGAAATAATTGTAGAAGATGCAGAAAATACAAGTCAAAAATTAATACGTAATAAACAAAATGAGCAAGCTGAGATTGTAAAAGCAAAAAGAGAAGCAACGGATGAAGAAATTGCTATTACAAAAGCAAACACAGAATCTCAACTACAAGCAGGAGCACAATTAGCAGGTGCATTGTCAAGTCTTGCAGGAGATAATAAAGAGCTTGCAGTTGCATCAGCAATCATTGATACTTATGTAGGTGCAAACAAGGCATTTGCTCAAGGTGGTGTTGCAGGTTTCATTACAGGTGCAGCAGTTATTGCAGCAGGTTTAGCAAACGTTAGAAACATTATGCAAACTGAGGTCAAAGGTTCAGGAGGTGGTGCATCAGCATCAATACCTAACGCATCTCCAATAGGAAACACAATAGGACAAGCAATTCCTGTAAATGCTAACCTAAACGATTTAGTTAATCAAGGAAACGATACTCCTCCTGTGCAAGCCTATGTAATATCTCAAGAGGTAACGGATTCACAAGAAGCAGACTTATACATTAAAACTCAAACTGTATTATAATGAAAAAGAAAGACGAAGAAAAGCGTAAAAAAAGAAAGTACGACAAAATGAAATTAGTTGAGTTCGTGCTTAACGAGAACGATGCAGATGTTGGGGTATTTGCTATTAGCTTAGTGGAAGATCCTGCGATAGAAGAAAACTTTATGTATTTCTCAAGATCTGGCAAGCCTCAGAAGTTTGCAACATTAAGCGATGAGAAACGTATTGTCATGGGTGCAGTTATGATTCCTGATATGCCTATATTAAGAGTTGATGCAGAGGGCGAGAAGTACAACTGCTTTTTTAGCAAGGAAACAATACGCAGAGTTGAGGAGCTTTACATGATTAATAGCAAACATCAGTCAGCTACTTTAGGACATGAGAGAGCAGTTAACGGAGTTACTACAATTGAAACTTGGATAGTAGAAGATTCAAAGATTGATAAGTCTGCATTGCATGGATTTAATTATCCTGTTGGAAGTTGGGTTGCTTGTATGAAGATAGAGAACGAAGATGTTTGGAGTAACTATATAAAAGAGGGCGAGGTCAAAGGCTTTTCTATTGAGGGATATTTTGATACTAAAGAATCTGATGGCATTAAAATGGAGAAAGAAGATGTGTTGAGTAAGCTCAGACAAATCATCAAGGATAGCGAAAATAAAACAAAGAAAAAGTAAACCTATTTAATAGAATAGAAACAAACCCTAGAAAATGGAAGCATTAGACAAAATCAAAGAAATTTTGGGTATGGTAGAAGTAGTAAGCGAAAACGAACCTACACCTGCTGAGTTATCCGAAGCAAAAGAACATTTAAAATTTGAAGAGGCTACTCTTGAAGATGGTACTATAATTAGTGCTGATTCATTTGAGATTGGTAACGAGGTTTTCATCGTTGTAGAAGATGAGCGTCAACCAATGCCTATTGGAGAGTATGTTTTTGCTGATGGTACTTTGCTAGTAGTAGAGGAAGAGGGAATTATTGCTCGTATCGGAATACCTGAAGAAGAAGTTGTTGAGGAAGTTGTTGAGGATTCAAAAACTGAAGAACTTAGCGAAGCCAACACCGAAACAAAAGACGCATTAGTGCAAGCGATCGGAGTGCTAGAAAATTTAGTACAGGAATTTGCAAGCATTAAAGAAGAATTCAATACTTTAAAAACTGCAAAAGAAGAAGCAGTTGCTAAAGTTGAGGAGTTCGAAAAAGTAGGCGAGGAGATAACTCCAAGTCCAGAGGGAAAGACAACGGAAACTAAATCAATGGTTGAGTTTTCTAAGTTAAGCCCACAAGAAAGAGTTCAATATTTAATTAATAAAAACCAAAATATTTAAAAAATGGCAGATTCGTATACTAAACTGTACGCAGGGAAAGCGGCAGCAGGGTTTATGAGTGCATCTCTACTAAGTGGAGAAACACTAGCAAAAGGTTATTTGACTGTACTACCAAATGTAGCATTCAAAGTAAACCTAAACAATTTTAATTTAGCAGCAGCAGCAGTTGCAGATGCAACTTGTGACTTTACAAGTGCAGGCGATGTAACATACGTTGAGAAAGCTCTTGCACCAAAGCGTTTACAAGTAAACAGAGCGTTGTGTAAAAACGATTGGCTTTCAACTTGGGCAGGTGCAAACATGAGAGCAGGTTTAGATGGTACTTTACAATCTGACTTTGCAACTTACCTAATTTCTTATGCAGGTTCTTTAGTAGGGCAGCAAGTAGAAAAGTCAATTTGGCAAGGTGCAGCAGCAACAGGTGGAGAGTTTGACGGATTCCAAGCGTTACTAACTGCCGATGGTGGTGCAGATGTAACAGCAGTTGCAGGTGGTATCAATGCAGGAAACGTAATTGCTGAAATTGGTAAAGTTCGAGATGCAATTGCAGATGCAGTTTACGGACAGGATGACTTATGTATCTTTATGGGTACGGCAGCATTCAAACATTACATCTCAGCTCAAGCAGCTTTAGGTTACTTAAACCAATATCATGCAGGTGTAACTGAGTCAAACTTTGAGGGTATTCCTATCAAGTGGTGTCCAGGTATGGCAGCTAACGTAATGGTAGCAGGTCGTAAATCTAATATGTTCTTTGCAACTGACTTAGAGGGAGATTTGACTGAGGTTAAGCTATTAGACCAAACTATGGTTGATGGTTCAGATAATGTTAACTTAGTAATGAAGTTCAATGCAGGTGTAGGTTACTCTACTCGTGCAGACATCGTTCTTTACGCATAATTCGTTAAGGTATGGCATGTTTATTAACAAATGGTAGAGGCTTAGAGTGTAGAGAAGCAGTAGGTGGTTTAAGAAACGTTTACTTTGCTAATCATGATACTTTAGGTGCTTACACAGTTGACGCAGATGGTCAGCTAACGGATGTAGCAGGGACTACAAATGTTTTCAAATATGCTTTAAACCCACAAAGCTCTGAATATACTGAAACTATAACTGTGTCTGAGGACAATGGTACGGTATTTTACGAGCAAGTAACTACATTAATGTTGCCAAATTTAAGCAAAGAAGCTCTTAAGGCTCTTCGTTTATTAACGGCAGGTCGATTCCAGATCTTCACAGAGGACAACAATGTGAATGAAGCGAATGGATTTGGGCAATGTTACTTAGTAGGTGCTTACAATGGTGCAACTGTTACAGGTGGTAGTGTTGCATTGGGTAAAGCTCTTGGCGATATGAGTGGCTATACATTGACGATAACATCGAGAGAGCGTAAATCTGCTCTTTTCGTTGAACCTGGAACTACTACAATATTTGATGCAATTAGCAGCAACTTAACTATTGTAACAGTATAAATTCCTTTATAATATTAGAACCCTTACAGAGATGTGAGGGTTTTTTTTGCTCTATATTAAAACAAAACAGGTAGTTTACTATTTAATAATATACTTAAAAAAACAAGATTATGCCACAGAATACAATAGTAAGACAAGCAGCAACTGCTTTAGCAGTAACACCAAGCGATGGAACTGCAATAGTAGGAGCATCTTTTAACTCTCCTGCTGCATTATTTGTAGGTACAGGAGGAGATATAAATGTTATCACTTTAGGAGGTTCTACTGTCTTATTAAAGAACATAGCAAACGGAACATTTTTACCTGTTCAAGTTACGCATGTAAAAGCATCACTTACAACTGCAACTGATATAGTGGCTTTATTCTAAAATAGAGCTTTATGTTAGTAAACATTATACAAAATACAATAAGCAGTTTTCGTAGTGCGTTAGCTGCTGCTGAAGTCATCACAACCAACTTAAAGATGTGGCTTGGATTTGAAACGAGCGAAACATTAGGTAGGGAGGAAGTTGTTAATGGAGATTTTGCTACTGATTCTGATTGGTCAGAGGGTACAGGTTGGGATATTGATGAAGCAAACAATAAAGCTACACATACAGGAGCAGGTGGTATAATAAAACAAACATTTTCTAATTTAATTGTTGGAAAACATTATGTTGCAAGTGTTACATTAAATTCTGTTGGCGATACTACACTTTCAAATACATCTTTTCAAATAAGAAATAATACAGATACTGCAAGTGTAGCTCAACTTTTAAGTTCAAGTGGAGAAATATTAGCAGATGAAATTAATTATTTGACTTTAAATTTTACTGCAACTCAAGTTAATAATATAATTAGAGTTTACTCTGCAGATAATATATTTGTAACTGATTTTTCCGTAAAAGAACTAACCCAAATCACACCAGACAAATCGGGCAACAATAATGTAGGCGAGTTGTTTACAGGTAAGGCTCTTGATTTTGATGGTAATGGTGATTATGTAGATATAAGTGGTTTCTCTATGAGTGGTAATAATGCTACTTTTGCTTTTTGGGCATACATTGAAGAGAATGAAAAAGGAGATTATTTTTTCGATTTTTATTCTTCTTCAACTAGGTTCATACTTGGGTTTGGGCAAACAAGTCGAGAGTTAGCTATTTATAGTGGTGGTTGGCAAGATTTTGGTAACCCTCCACAAGACCAATGGGTAAGGATAGTTTTAACAGTAAAAGGAACAATTGCAAAATGCTTTGTTGATGGTGTGCAATTGGGTGCAGATAAAACAATTTCTGCTTATGATTTTTCTTCTCCAACTACTGCTCATATTGGAGCAAGACATACTCCAGAAACTTTCCCTAAATATTATCAAGGTCTTTTGTCTGACTTCCAAGTTTATAATAAGGCTTGGCTTAATGATGACATCGCATACGATTACGCAAATCCTCAAAACTTAGTAACTGATAGTGATAATACTACAATAGCTTTATCTAATTTAAAGGCATATTGGGCTATGAGTGAGGGTGCAGGTTCATTAACTTACGATAGTTCAGGAGAGGGTAATAATGGTACTATAAATGGTGCTACATACGAACCTGCTCAACCAAGAATACCTCAACTAGGTATGATGGATTGGGCGAAGAGTACACCTGTGGCAGATGAGATAACTTTAATACCTAACCCAACTACACCATCACAAGATATATTAGGTAACGCAGTTCGAGATAGATTGAACTCGTTTAATTTAGGTAAGTTAGGAGGTGCTAGACCAGATGCTTTCACATTAAGTGGTAATCAAGCAACAATTCAGTTGTGGTTTAAAAATGTTAATAGTAATGATTCATTGTATTTAGCAGATTTACATTCTGCAACAGATAGAATAGTTATAGGATTTAATAGCTCTCAATTATCAGTTTATCACGAAGTAACAAATTATTGGTTTAATTTTGGAACTATAACTGATGGAGATTGGAATTTTGCTACTTTTACTTTTGATGGAACAACAATGAAATGTTTTATTGGAACAACTCAGTTAGGAGGTACAAAAACTATTAACACAGGTATAAACATAGGAACAACAACTGATTTTGGTATCGGTATGAACCATTCCTTTCCAACAAGAACACAAGACTATAATGGTCATATAAGTGATTTCTTGATTTACGATAGAGTTCTTACATCAGACGAGATAGAAAACAATTATAACGCAGGTTTATCTGCACATACAAATTAATTATGAGAGGAAATGTATATATGTGTTTAGATAACACAACTTTCAAAGGATTGATTCCAGAAGAGTTAATGAAAACCTACGGAATACCACAATATGACGAGGAGGGGGTTCAAAATGGTGTTATTAAACCAACATTTAAAGAGCTTGGAGAGTACAATCGTAGAAAGTTTGGTGCTAACCCAATGGTTAAAATCGGAAAAGCTAAATATTATATAATAGAACTCGAAGCAAGTTGGGTAAATGGAGAGCTATCTGCTTTGCTTGATTTAGGTAAGGGAAAGAAATATCCAAATAACTGCTTAATGACAAGAACGGAAGCAGCTAAATTTATTCGAGATAACTCAGACGATTCAATAATATGATTTACTTTGATAAACATAAGGTCAAGAGTAAAACTGTTTACAAGATTACGCATGTAAATGGAGATGATATACTTATTACAAGATATTTTGACATGCACAAAGATGCAGAGCAGTTTGCTGATATGTATGCTAAAAAAAGAGGTTGTGAAATTCACAAATCGTTCAAAGTAAAAAAGAAAAAATAAATGGAGCATTGGGTACAAAATATTGCTGCAAATAAATTGTCTTTAAACATTTACAATCAATGTGTAGATGCAGAGGGCAATTACTTTTTGATTGGTGTAATAGATGATCAAACAAGAGTTGCAACATACGGAGTATTTTCTCCTGTTGCCAGATCTCAAAGAGCAATAAGATTTGATGTACCTACAAACGCAGCTCCATTTAATGCATTAAAGACAAACTCATTTTACAATGTTGTTGTATATGAGCAAACAAACAACTCAAATACAAGTCCAACAAACGCAGTTGTACTTGGTTTAAGATGGGAGGGTACAATGATAATAGACGCAGATAGTGAGGTTACATTTACTGAGTATGCAAACCCAACTGCAAGGAATTACGTTTACTATAACACAGAAGAATAAGCAGCATGATAAATTTAGTACAAATGGCTTCCTATACTACTCCAAAGATTGAGGAGAACCCTGCAAGAGAGTGGGTAGAATATGGTAGAGATAACGATTACTATCAATTCTTAATAGATAGGTTCAACGGTAGTGCAGTTAACAATGCTATTATTACAGGTATAGGAGAGATGATTTACGGTCAAGGTCTTGATGCAACAGATGCAGACAAAAGACCATTAGACTATGCTAAAATGAAGCTCATTTTTAGAGATGAAGATATACGAAAAGTGTCTTTGGATTTAAAATTGTTAGGTCAAGCTGCGTTCAATGTAGTTTGGAACAAGGGCAAGACTGAGATTAAGAAAGCAAAGCATATTCCAATACAAAATTTAAGACCAGAAAAGGCGATTGATGGAAAAATACAAGCATATTACTACTCAGATGATTGGTCGCAGTTCAGAAAGGACAAGTTTAAGCCTATTAGAATAGATGCATTTGATGGCAAGCGTAAATCAAGCGATAGCCAAATCATGGTTATACATCCTTACTCGCCGGGCTTCTTTTATTTCTCTCCTGTTGACTATCAAGGTTCTTTACAATGGAGCGAGATAGACGAGGAAATAGGAAACTATCACTTGACAAACATTCAGCAGGGGTTTGCTCCTAGCATGATGGTAAACTTTAACAATGGTACACCTACAAAAGAAGAGCAGGATGCTATTGAGAGAAAGATTACGCAGAAGTTTACGAGTACAAGTGGTAAGAAGTTTGTTTTATCGTTTAATGATAACCAACAACAAGCTACAACAATAGACCAAATTCCTATTTCAGAAGCAGCAGAGCAATACAAGTTCTTATCTGAGGAATGCACAAAGAAGATTTTAGTTGGGCATAGAGTTACATCTCCAATGTTGTTTGGTATTAAAGACAAGACAGGTTTAGGTAACAATGCAGAGGAAATTAAAGTTGCATCTCAGCTATTTGATAACACAGTTATAAAGCCAAAGCAAAACATAATCATTGATGCGATTGATGAGGTGCTTGCAGTTAATGGTATCCATTTAGATGTTTACTTTAAAACATTGCAGCCTATTGAATTTGCAGAGGATTTAGCAGACTTAGACGAGGAAACAAAAGAAAAGGAAACAGGTGTTAAAATGAGTGCTTGTAAGCATGACGATAGACCATTTCTTGACGATGCTAAATCTGAAACATTGCTTGAGCAATTGAAGTTGTACGGAGAGGTAAACGATGAGGAAGAATACAAGCTACTTAGTGAAGAGTTAGTTGATACAACCAATCCTAATTTCCATAAAGAATTTGAATGTTTTGATAGAAAGCCAAGAGAAAGCGATGCAAATCCAGAAAAGCGTTCTACTGCATCAATAGGCAATAAGAAGCTAGATGTTGGTTTATACAAAGTTAGGTATGCTTATGCAAAGACTACAACTAAATCAGCTAAGAATCCAAGCAGACCATTCTGTACTGAGATGATGATGATGTCAGATGCAGGTATCGAATTTAGATACGAGGATATAAAGAAAATGAGCAGAGATGGAGTAAATGGTCAGTTTGCACCTGAGGGACAAAGCACATACGATTTATTTACTTGGAAAGGTGGAGTTTACTGCTATCATGGTTGGATGAGAAGAATCTACTTTAGAAAGCAAGAGGGTGGAAAGTTCTTACCGAACAAAGGTCTTGACAATGATAAGCGAGTAGGAAACAATCCTTATGTTGTACAAAAAGGCGATGAATCAGTTGCACCGATTAACACACCGAATAGAGGAAGTTTAAAAAATAGATAATGGCAACAGTTTTATTCATATCACAGGACAGGTTGAAAACATCAACTGCTCTAAATTATAACATAGATACGGAGTATTTACTCCCATTCGTTAAGATTTCACAAGACAAGCATTTACAAGCTATATTGGGAACAAAGTTATATGAGAAGTTAGAAGCAGAGATACAGGCAGGAACTTTAGCAGGTGCTTATAAAACTTTAGTTGATGACTATATACAAGATGCTTTAGTGCATTATGCTATTGTAGAAGCATTGCCATTTATTTCTTATAAGATTGCAAATGGTTCGATTACTCAAAAGAATAGTGAGAACGGAACTGCTGCAACTAAGAACGATGTTGATTGGTTGATTAGAAAGCAAATGGATTCAGCAGAGTTTTATGGGCAGAGAATTATAGACTATTTGATTTATAAGACAAGCTCTTTCCCTGAGTATTCGTCAAACTCAAATGCAGATATTGATCCGATAGGTAACGCATACAATCCTGGCATCAAAATAGATTAATGGGGTACAAGCCAAAGAAAAAGAATATCAAGAAGCTAAAGACATATTTAGCTAAAATTAAAGTCAATGAACGAAAAGATTGATACAGTCATATTTAATGGAATTAACTTTGGCGCATTAGGTGTTACATTTATTGGAGTTGAGCAAGTTTTAACTATCTTAGTGCTTGTAAGTGCATTGTTGTATAACATTAAGAAATTAACAAGAGATGAATCCTAGATTTTTTATAAAGGAAGAGTTTACATGCGATGGAAAGAATTGCTTTGATAAGATTAACAAGAAGTCTTTGGAGCGTTTAGATCTGGCAAGAGAGTTTGCAGATGTACCATTTACAATTACAAGCTCTTGGAGAAGCAAAGCACATAATATGGAAGTTGGAGGAAAGCCAAACTCAGCACATTTAAGAGGAACTGCATTTGATATTTCTTGCATGAGTTCATATCAGAGAATGCAAATAGTGAGAGGCTTGCTTGAAGCAGGTTTTACTCGCATTGGAATAGCTAAATCTTTTATTCATGCTGATGACGATGCAGAATCGCCTCAACAAGTAATGTGGTTGTACTAATGAGTTGGGAATTATCTTTAGGATTTTACACAGGAATACTCTTGGGAGTTTATACCAAGCGTTACGATGATGGCATTGCTCATTATCTATATTTACCTTTTTGTTTCATTTGTTTAGATTTTTATTATGATTGATTTTATTGCACAAAATTGGGGAGAGCTTACAATCGGTTTGTTGGCTTTTATTAAGGTTGTTGTTAATCTTACACCAACGGAAAAAGATAACGCAGTATTTGGAAGATTAGATACTATCATTAACTTGTTTATATACGATAAGATTAAATGAGTTCACTAACTACAACTTTGATATTATCAATACCTGTTTGTTTATTTTTTTATTTAAAATGGCTTTATAAAGATGAGAGCAATAGCAAAAGCAGTCGGAAAGATTAGTGAAGTCTTTCAAGAGGGACAACGTCAAAAGAAGTGGAGTGCAAAGCGTTCCGTAAGTGGAGTGCTAGTTACAGCAGCAGTTTCAGACATGGCAGCAAATGGATTAACGGAGCTTAACGTCATGTTAAGTTTTATTGCTATCTTGCCATTATGTTTCACTGTATTCTCTAAAGCATGACAAAGAAAAAAGATAGTTGGAATCGCATGAGGTTAAAACCTAGTGAGATCGAACTAATTAAAAAGCACAGAGCAAACACCCTAGAAAACATCAACGACAATTCAGCTCTTGATTTACATTTACAAGAGCGAGGAATTGACAAAAAAGACGTTGTTTCTGTCAAGCATTGGCAAAACATGGGTGGAGAGCTTAGGTTCTCAGTAGTTACAAAAGAGGATTCTGGAATAGATGAAAAGGGCATATTTGGTAGGCTCAATACATTCATCGAAAACCATGCACCAACCTATCCAAAAATCAAACACAAAGCAGGTCGGCATCTATTAGTTATAAACCCTGCTGATATTCACATAGGCAAATACGCAAACGCAGAAGAAACAGGAGAAGATTACAACATTCCTATTGCAGTTTCAAGAGTTATTGAGGGAGTTCAAGGTTTAATACAAAAATCAAAAGGCTTTGAGATTGATAGAGTATTGTTCTGCATAGGAAACGATATACTGCATGTTGATAATGTATATAACACTACAACAAAAGGAACACCACAAGACTGCGATGGTAAGTGGTGGGAACATTATGAGATAGCATTGCAGCTCTATGTTAAATGTGTTGAGATGCTGAGAGAAGTTGCACCTGTTGACTGCGTGCATTCAATGAGTAATCATGACTATCAAAGTGGATTTCATTTAGCACATGCTTTAAAGGCTTGGTTCAGGAATACAAAAGACGTTTCAGTTGATGCAGGAGTTGCACATCGAAAGTATTATAAGTACGGAATTAAT